ATTTGCTGCTTTCCACTTTGCCTGGTTTACAGCATAGGTTTTACACTCATATAGATATGATTTTGTTACTCTGGATCTCTTCTTTGGTGGTTGTGTTTGCTTTTTTGGTTTAACTTCTATCACATAGGTCTTTAGTTGACCTGTGCTTTCCTTTACCTTTATAATAAAGTCAGGAAAATATCTATGGACTCTGTGATCAACTGGTGAGATGTATGGAATGAAGAATTCTTCACTTCCCCACTCAAGAATGTTTTCATTCAAGTCACACCACCTACAAAATCTTCTCTCCCATGTGCTTCTGCAGATAATATTGTTTGGATTACCTTTATATTTTTTAGGAAAAGAAGGTTTATATTTACTCTTATTACTTTCTGCCATACATAATATATACGGTAAAAACTATTTATAGATGGCATCTAAAGATCGAAAAGAAATAAAACCACAATCAGTAAGTGATTTGACATCTAAGATGTTGAGACCATCTCTTTCATCTTATTTTCTTGTAGAGATTCCTTTTCCATCTGGTGATTCGGTGAGGAAAAAATTAAAAAAAATATTAGATACCCCTAATGATCAGGAAAAATTAAATCTTCATTGTTCAGAGGCATCTCTTCCTGGATCTTCACTTGCGACATATGAAATTAATGATGATAGAACTGGAGTAACTGAGAGACACGCATATCGTAGAATTTTTGATGATAGAATTGATCTTACATTTTATGTTGATGCAGAGGAATATTTACCGATTACATTTTTTGAGACCTGGATGAGAAGTATTGTTGGTGAAGATATAGAAGGAGATCCACTTAATGTACGTCTTCCTGATTTATCATCGAAAGCATATAATTATAGAGTAAAATATCCTGATGATTATATGGCAGATCAAGGATTGAAAGTTTTTAAATTTGAGAGAGATTATGCAAATGTTTTAGAATATGAATTCATTAGATCATTTCCCGTCAGTATGAATTCCGTACCAGTTTCTTATGATGGAAATGATTTATTAAGATGTACTGTATCCATGACATACATTAGATACATTATGAAAGGACCATATGCAAATCCATTCGATTATAAACCCGCAGATGAAAAATATTTTGAAAACAATAGAAATAGTCTTTTAAATGATCGTCGTGGATCTGATTTTGAGTTTGATCTTAATAAATTTGGATCAAATCGTAGAATTCTTCAAGATTCTAACCAGGGATTTGCTTAATAAATAATCACACTGAAATTTCTATAGGTTATTATGCCTTTACCAAAGATTGCAACTCCAACCTATGAATTGGAGCTTCCTTCTACTGAGGAGACAATTAAATTTAGACCCTTCCTTGTAAAAGAAGAAAAACTTCTTGTTCTTGCATTAGAAAGTGAGGATACAAAACAGATTACAACTGCAATCAAAACTGTAATCAAGAATTGTGTGCTTACTAAAGGAATTAAAGTAGAACAATTGCCTACATTTGATATTGAATATTTGTTTTTGAATATTCGTGGCAAGTCTGTAGGAGAGGAGATTGAGGTTAATATCATCTGTCCTGATGATGAACAAACAACAGTCCCTGTTAATATTGATCTTGAATCAATCAAAGTTCAGAAGAATGATGATCATAATAAACAAATTAAAGTTGATGATAACATTATGATGGAGATGAGATATCCATCTCTTGAACAATTTATTAAGAATAATTTTGATTTTGAAGACAAAAATTCAATGGATCAATCTTTTGAATTGATTGCAACTTGTATTGATAAAATCTTTACTCAAGATGAAGTCTGGGCAACTGGTGATTTCACTAAAAAGGAAATGAATGATTTCCTTGAACAAATGAATTCATCTCAATTTAAAGAGATTGAGAAGTTCTTTGATACGATGCCTAAACTGTCGCATACCATAAAGGTGAAGAATCCTAATACAAAAGTTGAAAGTGAAGTTGTGCTTGAGGGACTAGCATCTTTTTTCGCATAGCTCTAGTTCATATGAACTTGATGAGCTATTATAAACTAAATTTTGCTTTGATGCAGTATCATAAATATTCATTGACAGAAATAGAAAATATGATGCCGTGGGAGAGGGACGTTTATGTTGCTCTTCTTCAACAACACCTTGAAGAAGAAAAGTTAAAACAGCAAGCAAATGGATCTTGATGACCTCCTGAAATCTATAAGAGAAGAAGGTACAGGAGGCAAGATCGTCCCTGCGAAATTTTTTGGTGAGGATAAGTATGACAAATATTATAAAGAACTTTTAAGTGAAGGAAGGAAGGTGTCAAGGCATATAGAAAAGGCAAGATAAAGTTTCAAAATTTTGTAGATAGAGTATTAGAAAGAAAGAAAAGAATTGAAGTTCAAACTAAACGCACACCGTCTATTGGTGCTAATGGTGGATTAGTAGTTAGAAAAACTAACATTGATGCTAATAATTTTAAGAGTGAGGGGACTCAAGAGAATCTTGAAGAAGTTTTAAGAGGTATAGATTCAATTCTTGAAACCTTAAAGAAGGATCGAGAACTTGAGGAGAAAAAAGCAGCACAAGATAAGAAAAAGCAAGAGAATGAAAAGAGAAAACTTCAAGAAGAAAAATTAGAGAAAAGATTTGAAGGTCTAAGAAAGACATCTGAAAAAATAATCAAACCTGTTAAATCTATTCTTGATAGAATTATTGGTTTCTTTACAAAGATAATTCTGGGTAGGATTGTATTTAAATTAGTTGAGTGGTTAGGTGATCCTAAGAATCAAAGCAAAGTAAATTCAATTATAAGATTCCTTACTGATTTTGGACCTAAGTTATTAGCAACTTATCTTGTATTTGGAACGGGTGTAGGAAGAGCAATAAGAAAACTTACTGGTCTTTTGATTAAAGGTGCAATTAGATTAGGAGCTGCTGCACTATTACTCCTCAAGAAAATGGGTCTGCGAAAGGCAGGTGGTCTTGCAAGAGGATTATTAGGAGGAAGAGGTAGAGCACTCGCAACTGTTTTAGAGGTTGCAGGAACTGTAGCAGCTATTGGTGGCATATCTAAGCTATTAGAGGGTGATAGTCAACCTGATGATACTAAAGAAGGACAATCTCCTGAGGCACAAGCATTTAATCAAGGTGGAAAAGTAGAGGGTCCCACTGGTATTGACAAAGTGCCTGCTATGCTTACAGCAGGTGAATTTGTTATGAGTAAAGGTGCCGTACAAAAGTATGGTGTCGATACATTGAAAGAGATGAATGCCTCTGGTGGGGGCACAAACAAACCTAAAGTAATTCAGAATAAACTTTATGCACAGGGTGGTGGTTACCTTGGAGAGGAAAAGGAAAAACCACCTGCAAGAGGTTTAAGACCTATCATTCCACAAGCATCATCACCTGTTACAAATATATTTCAACAGCAAGGACTTGCAAGAGGAACAAGAGCAACTGCTGGATTTACCGGAATGGGTAAACCAGGTTTTGATGCTATAAGTGGTGGTGCCAAGTATATTCAATCTAGTAAACCACAAATCTTAGGACGTGGTGCATATAGTGCTCCTACTTCACAAGGAGCAATGAGATATGCTGGGTCTCAGGGTTCACTTGGTGGACCTCAAGTTCCAGGTGGAGTTATCAGAACGATTGTTCCTGGAGGGGCAGCAAGAATTCCTTTCCTTGAACCACAGATGAAGGTTGCACCCGAAGTTTTTGACAAGGGAAAATCACTTGCTGATAAATTGCAATCTGGATACAGACCTAATAGTGCTTTGGCAAATAGGCTCAGAGGACAAATGGCATCTGGTGCTGGAAGATTGCCTAAATTTAATATTGGTGGATTGAAAAACTTAAGAGGAGGATCACCATTACAGATGATTGCAAATTTGGCACTGGGAAATGTGCTTGATCGAGGTGTTGAAGCTGTAGGTAAACCTATGGGCAATGCTTTAACAAGGATTTTATTAACATTGATGGGCAAAAAAGAACGGGCATCAAAAATTAATCCAGAACTTTTTGGTATGATGGGTCCACAATTAACTCCTGATATGGTTGAAAATCAACAACAGATATTGAAACAGTTGCCAAAGGGCACGACAATTCAAGATGTAATGAAAGGTGCTTCTGCTATATCGAATAAGAGACATGCTGAGTTGATGAAGTCAACTAATCCTGAAAAAATTGCTGCTTACGATAAAAAACATGGGCAAGGTGCATATTCCCATGAGTTGAAGGAGAAACTGTATAGAATTTACGGCAATCAATCAACAGGACAGACTCAACCCCAATCAATAAAACCAACAGGAAAAGTTGTTGGTAGAGAAAATCTGTCACCACAAGCACAGGCAGCAATAGCACGATTGGAGGCTAAAAAAGGATTGCCACCTGATATGCAGTACACCAGAAATGGTAAAAAGATATCTGCAGAGCAGTTTAATAGAGTTAAGAGTGGTGATATAATGCCTGGTGGTGGTAAACCAGGTGGATTTCTTGCTGGCATGATGGAGGGAGCAAAAAATATGCTCGGTGGTATGTTTAAACCTAGTGAAACTGAAACCATAGTTAGGGATGGAAATATAGGAATACCAACAGCAGAAGAACAGAGATATATTGATGAAGATAGGGCAGGCAGAGCAAAGATAGATGCTAAGTACAAAGCCAGAGATGAAGAGAGGAGTAAGGCTGCAGCAAAACAAGATAAGCACGACCGTTTGTTTGGAGAATATAGATCGATTGTGATGAATGAAGATCATCCTCTACATCGTAAAGTAGCTGGTGACCTTTTTACTGATGATGAAGGCATGAAGTTTGCTGACTTTAAAAAATTTAAGGCACAGCAAAGTCAAGCAAAGTTATCATCAAATCAACCACAACCAAAGATATCTGCACCACAAACTGCTCAATTAGCTACCACTACACCATCTGTAAGTTTGCCAAGTCCTCCAGTAAGACCACAAGCAAAGGTCACTGTGGTTGATGGTGGTGCTACGGTAAGTCAGACTGCAATGGAATCATCAGCAGCATCCTTTGTTCCACCTATTCCTTCACCTCCAAAGTCTGCATCCAAGTCCAAAATCTTAGGCATCCCTCTCCCCTTCTAACCGATGGCAGTAAACACTAAACTTCTTCTTCCATCATCTGCAACACAATCAATAGTTGGTGGAGACTATACAAAAAAACTTAAAGTAAAAGTTATCAAACTTGATAAACTTTTGAAGGGTTCTGTTGCAATTAAAAAGAAAGAACTCAATGAATCAAAGAGAGAGGTAAGTGAAGATAGAAAGGAAGAGATTGAAGAAAAGTTAGAAACAAAACCCGGAAAAGAAAAAGAAAAGTTTACTAAAAAAATTAAACCTAAGATGGGAGTCTTTGGGTTTATAAAAAACTTTATTGGAAATATACTACTTGGATTTTTTGCTGTAAGATTAGTAGATCAATTACCAAAATTACTAGCAATCGCATCAGTGATAGGTAGAGCAGCAGATTTTGTTATAGATGTTGGTGGAAAATTATTTGATGGTCTTGCAAGTTTTATTGATTTTGGATATAAAGTATCAGATGGAACTAGAAACTTATTAGAAAGCATTGGTGGCGAAAATGTAGTTGCATTATTTGATGGTTTAATTGATAAAGTATCATTTGTAATTGATGCACTTATTCTATCTACAATTGTAGGTGGTAAAAATGTTTTTGAAAAATTTTTTTTACAACTACAAAAACCACCACAACAAAAACTTAAAAAACCAAAACTTATTTTTAAAAGACTTCTTCCAACTGCCAGAATTGATGAAGGTTCTGTAAAAATAACAGCAAAAAGAGCAAGAGAAATTTTAAGAAAAACTCCTTCATCAATTGGAGTTCAACCAAAAAATAGATATAAAAAAAGATCTGCCAAAACTACGACTGGACTAAAATCACTTGGAAGTGCGTTTTCTACTGAGATTGCGAGGATAAAAGTAACTTATAAAAAACTTAGATACAATAATACTGAACTTATAAACGTTGCCAATGATGTAAATTTATCTTATCAAGAAAGAAAAGCTGCGTTTGATATTTTACAATCAAAAGGTCTTTCATACAAAGTAACAAATATTCCTGAACTTAAATTACCTCCAGTAACAAGGATAAAACCTAGTGTTGATGTTGTAAAGGAATCTACTGAGGCAGCAAAAAAATTAAATAAAGGTTCGGGAAGTTTTGATTTTTTAAAAAAGTTTAAAATACCAGGGTTGTCTCAAGGTAGATTGGGAAGAATCGGACTTGGACTTGATGTCTTATTTGCAGGCATAGATTTTAAAAATCGGGTGGATGCTGGTCAATCTGTTGAGCAAGCAGCGACAAGTTCTATTGCAGGTGGAATTGGTGGATTTGTGGCAGGTGCAAAGGGTGGTGCTGCTGCTGGTGCTTTGGGTGGTTCATTATTTGGTCCACCTGGTGCTTTAATTGGTGGTGTCTTAGGTGGTATTTTGTTTGGAACTTTAGGAGCATTTGGAGCAGGAGCTACATCAGATGCAATATTCAATTTATTTAAAGAACCTGTTCAACAGAGAAATGAAGGTGGTCCTATAAGAAGAGCACCTGAACCAGTTTCCGTTAAAAAACCAAAGCAAATATCTAATCCACAACCAACTAGGTTTGATCCTGATGGTGATAAAAAAATCACTGAAAATTCTAAACTTTTAGACAAGGTTGATTACTTTGGACCCATCTTAGGACTTGCAGGTAAAATCTTGATGGGACAATCTCCTGACTCTGAAGATTTTAGAAATGTAAGTCTAGGTCTAACAGCATTTATTCAAAGAGCATCACTACTTGGATTGGTCCAATCTCTTACCGGATATAATCAAGGTGGTTCGGTAAATTTCATGTCGAAACTTGGTGAAGACATTACATCTTGGATTGCCGATACTTTTAGAAGCCTAATTACTAAACCAGCACTTGATGTAATTTCATTTATTAAAGAAATTGTTGTTAAACCTT